TTGGCAAGTACGCTCAAGCGCTAATCAATTCTGGCGATCAAGACCTGATGCAAAAGGGCGCGCAACTGCAGATGGCTGATTTGCAGGACAAGCAATTCCGCCGGCAGTATGGTGGGCTTACCTCCAATCTCACGCCGGAAGGAATGGCCGAGCTAGCTGGTGCGGGGCAAAAGGGCCTTGGACTGGCCAAGGAACTTGGCAACTACGTGGTGAGGCCCCAGCCGTTTGCGGTTGGCAAGAATGTGTATGTGCCTGGGCAGGGGTTTGAACCGCCCCCAGCGGCTCCAGACGTCGCGCCGCAACCGCAAGTCCTGCGGCGCGGCGATATTCTTGTAGATCCGACCACTGGTGAGCGAGTTGCCTCCAACGCGGCTCAGAATGCTCTGATGGCTGGTGCGGCGCCCGGGGCGGCGCCGAGTGCTGCGCCGGCTACGCAAGCAGATGGGCGTTCGCGCTATTTGCAGGCAAGAGGGTTTGAGGTTGGCCCAGATGGCGCGGTAAGGCCCATCCCCGGCGGCCCCACAGATCCCGAAACGATTCGCCGTCAAACAGAAGCTCGCCGAGCTTCCGGCGCCGGCATCGGCGTGCCAGCTGCCGGCAAGCCCATGTCAGAAAGCGAGCTTGCCCGCCGCCGCGACGCGGTGGCCAAAGAATACCGTAACGCCGGGACTGCGCTGCAAAATCTGCAAGAGACACTGAACAGCGCGCAACAAGTGCGTACGGCACCGGGTCTAGAACGAGCCACGGGCTATTCTGGCAAATACCTGCCGTCGTTTCCTGGCGGCCCTGCAGCACAAGCTGAGACGCGGTTGGAAAACTTGCGCGGCAAAATTACCGCTATGGGCAAAGCTACGGCGGCAATGTCTGGAGCTATTGGCTCTATTGCCAACCAGGAATGGAAAATCTTGGCGGATCAAATTGCCGTAATTGATCCGGTCAAGGGTGTCGCACCAATGCTGGAGCAAATTGAGTCACTTGAGAAACAGGCTCTAGCCGCCATGGGTCGCATTAAGGACGCTTACGAAAAGCAATATGGCGAGGATTTTGAAAGATTCCCGCAATTCCGCGAGCTGCCGATGCCGGCACAGGGCGCTGGGTTGAATGCCCCAATAACACCGCCGCCAGCAAGACCGGCGGCAGGGCCTCGCGCAAGTTCTACGGCACCCGCGCCTTCAAGTGGCGGCTGGTCTGTGGTGAGGTGAGCATGGCCGATCAGATTTACAAAGTCCGAGATCCTCAAGGCAACATCCGCGAGATTCGCGGGCCTGCGGGCGCCTCAGATGAAGAAGTTATCGCACAAGCCAAAAGGCTGTTTGCTGCGCAGCAACAAGCCGCACCATCAACGCCACCGAACCAAATTCCTGGCGCCGGCCCCTACGTTGCGCCACCGGCCGCACCTGCTGGCCCAACCACGCGGCAGCGTGTGGCGCAGATGATCGGGCCTACCATTGAAGGCCTTGGCACTGCCGGCGGCGCGGCTTTGGGAACACCGGCAGGCCCTCTTGCCATGCTTGGCGGCGCTGGTGCGGGCTACAGCGCGGCACGCGGTATCAACCGCTTGATTGCCGGCGACGACGAGCCGCTGACCATGCCACAGGCACTGGAACGCACGGCGCGGGAAACGCTGTCTGGCGCGACGATAGAGGCCGCAGGCCGAGGCGTTGTTGCCCCCGCTTTTGCCAAGGCCGCTGAATACGGTAGCAGGCTCGGCAACATCAAGCTAGACACGTACTTGAAAGCGCTTGAAAACAAGGGCGACGATATTCTTGCTGCATTGCGCGGCCCGCGTGCCGCTACGCCTGGCGCCATCCCTGCTGCCGGAGAGGTTGCCGCCACCGCAGGCACTCCGGGCTTTGCAACGTTGCAAGCGCGCGCCGCAGAGGTGCCGGGGCTTGCCGGCGAATACGCATTTATGCAGGCCCAAACGACGGCGGCTCAACGTGCTCAACAGGCCAGAGGCCAAGAAAGAGCCGGCAGAGTGCTGAACCAGCTTGAGCAGCGTATGGGAACGGCACTGCAGCCGGCAAACGTCGAAGATGTGGGATCTGCTCTTTTTCAATCTGCAGAAGCCAAGCGCAAAGCGCTGAAGGCCAACGTCATTGAGCCAGCCTATCAAGCCGCCTTCAAAGAGGCGGGCAACTCAAAGATTGATCTTGCCAGCGTGGTGCGTCAAGCTGAGGACATCCTTGGCAAAAAGTTGTCGGAATTTGATCCATCAACGGCGCCGGAGACGGTGCGCAAGTTGGCGCAGTTGGCGCGTAAACCTGAGCCATTGCCTGTCGGCCGTGGCTTGGTATCTCAAAGACTAACTGCGCAACGAGCGCCAGAAACCCCAACGGCAACGCTGCAACAACTGGACGACATTCGCAAGGCCGTCAATGCGGACATTGCTGCCGGAAAGTTGTCCTCAGATCCTGCGGCAGCGACTAGGCTTCGCAACTTAGGCCAAATTCACGGCGCCATTGACGATGCGGTTTCTACATCGACAACGCTAAGCGATGCTGCCAAGCAAAAGTATGCTGAAGCGCTGAATTTGTACCGAGAACAGTACGTCCCGCAATTTAAGACGGGAGTCAACGCGCAACTGTTTAAGACCACCGGGCTGAACGAGCCAAAAATCAAGCCGGAAGATGTGGTTGTTAAGTATTTTCAACCGCGCGGCGTATCTGAAGCCCAGAACTTTGTCACGATGTTTGGCAAAGACCCGGGCGCCATGCGCGTGATGCGCTCTGGAATTGAAGATTTGTACACGCGCGAGGTTGGAACGTTTACGCCAGAGGCTCACGCAGCGTTTTTGAAGAAGTACGCCGACCCGATCCGCGTGCTTGACGCTGCCGGCATGAACACGTTGCAACGCATCAACATTGTTGGCGTCAACGCCGCGCGTCACGCTCGGGTGCAAGAAATTGCTGAGCGAGCCAACATTAAGCTCCCCGATCCATTGCCGGCCGGCGCTACAGCGGATGCCGTTCAGTCGCGCATTGACCAGTTGACAAAGGGCCTGACGCCACAACAATTGAGCCACATAAACGCGGTTCAACAAGACCTGTTGCGGCGCGGAGAATATGAGCGATTGGTCAAGGCTGGTGCGGCAACCGGAATTGACATCAAGGGCCTTGGTACGGAAACCGGTAAAGAAATTGGTTTGCCGCTCCCCAACTTTCTGAACGTTGCGCTGACGGTGTTCAACAACACCGCCAAACGCCTTGCTTTGCGTTTGGACAACAAGCTGGCGCTGGAAATTGCCCGCGAAATGACCGACCCGGCCTTGGCCGCACGCTCGGTTGAAAAAGCGCTTCAATTGCAACGTCAAAGAGCAACTGGCGGCGGATCTGTTGCTACGCAACTGCAGCCAGAGCGTCTTGGGCGGGCAGTGACTACTACTGCCGGCGTTGAGATCGCCCCTAGGGCAGAGCCGGTGCGGTCCAATTCTCTTGCCCCCCAGCCCGTCAACGCCCTCGCCCCATGACCCCCAAACCCGCCCGCCACATCATCGCCTGGACCCTGCGCCGCTTCGGCTTCGCAGGCGTGGCGCTGGCGCCGTGGGGCATCTACATCCTGCCGGAAGCCATGTACAGCCAGCGGCTGACCCGGCATGAACAGCAGCACTGGCGGCAGTACAAGCGCATGGGGTTGCTGCGATACTACGCTGTGTACTTGTGGCTGTTGTTGCGCCACGGTTACCGCAACCACCCTATGGAAGTCGAAGCGAGATCAGCGGAACAGCTATGAACCTGACACTTCAGCAAAAGGCAGACGTGGCGACCGAGGCCGCAAAAGCTGCACCGCCAGTTACCATCGTTGGTGCTACGATTGCCGGCATGCAGGTCAACGATTTGATTTTGTGGGCCACCTTGGTCTACCTTGTACTGCAGATCGGCTTCTTGCTCTACCGCTGGGGCAGGATGCACTTTCAAGGCAAGGCCGACGAGTGAACGTCCGCGTTGTCATCGGCGCGCTGAGCCTCTCAGCGTCGGCGCTGGTGGGCATCGCCCTGCATGAAGGCTACCGCGGCGAAGCATATATCCCGGTCAAGGGCGACGTCCCGACCATCGGATTCGGCACGACTGCCGGCGTGAAACCCGGCGACCGCATCGAGCCCGTGCAGGCGCTGGTGCGCAAGCTCGCCGACGTGCAGCGCTTCGAGGGTGCGCTCAAGGAATGTGTGCGGGTGCCGCTGCATCAGTACGAATACGATGCCTTCATGTCCTTGGCGTACAACATCGGCCCGGGCGCGTTCTGCGGCTCCACGCTGGTGCGCCGGCTGAACGCGGGCGACTACACGGGCGCCTGCAATGAGATCCTGCGCTGGGATCGCTTCCGCGGCGAACCCCTGCGCGGCCTGACTCTACGCCGCCAGGCTGAGAGCCGGCAGTGCCTCGGCCAATGATAGACCGCACCATCTCCTACATCCTTGGCGCCGTGTGCGTCGGCCTAGCGGCAACGTGCGGCGTGCTTGCATGGGAGCTCAACGTCGCCGAGCGATCCGAGCAACGGCTGCGCACTACACTGGCCACAGAACGCGCAGAACGTGCTCAGGAGCGCGAAAAACTGATGGCCGAGGCCCTTGCCGCCAGCGAAGCCGCGCGAGCCTTGGAAGCACGCTGGCAAGCCCAGCACACGGAGGTGCAGACCGATGCCCAAGCCAAGATCCGCGCTGCAGCTGTTGACGCTGCTCGTGCTCGCACTGCTGCTGACGGCCTGCAGCGCCGTGCCGAAATCATCGCCGCCCAGTGCGCCAATCCAACCCGCGACCGTGCCGACCCTTCCTTTGGAAGCCAGGCAGCCCCAGACCCCGGAGTGGTGCTCACCAACCTGCTCAGAGGGGTTGCGCAAGCGGCTGCAGAGTTTGCTGCCGTAGCCGACGCCCGCGGCGCTGCCGGCGCCGCCTGCGAGCGGGCCTACGACGCTATCTCAGCACCAAGTCGGCCACCAGCACCGTAACAACGATTGCCGTCAGGGCAAGCCAGACCCAGAACGCTTCGGGGAGCGTTTCCGGGTCTTCGGCTCCGAGTTCTGTGCAGGCTTCCGCCGGGTCGAGAGGCTCGGACTCACCAAGCGTTCGTGAGTCGTGAACCGATGCAGATTCGCGCATTCGTACCTCCGTCGGGTGTGCGCCATCTCTCGGCGCGTTTCCAACATTCTGGCCCACTTACCGCACAGTGGGCAGTTCACGGTGCGCCTCGGTCATGCGGATGAGCCTGCGGGCATCGGTTTCCGTCAGGCCCGGGATCTTAACCTCAAACCAAATGCGGCCAACCTCGTCATCCGTCAGCCGGCGGCGCAAGCGCTCGTTTTCAACGATCAACGCGCGCATCTGCTGGTGCAGGTCGGAGCAGATGCGGTCGTGAGTTTCGACGGTGATCATGGTGTTGCGTCCTCAATAAAACGGGCGATGCACCCTCCGAAGTTGGTGCTCGGGTGGGCTACGTCCCACTGGCGGGCGATCTGGGCGCAGCGCTGGCGTTCTTCGATTGCGCCGTTTTGGCGCTCTGCCTCCATTGCCAGCTTGATTGCTGGCATTGAAGCCGCAGAGAAACGCTTTTCAAGCGCAACGGCAAACCGCTGGAAGTGCGCTTCGTCGCCCCGGTGCTGGCCTGCGGTTTCGTTCATCAGGGTGGCGATTTCGTTGTCAGTCATATCTTGCTCCTTGCACGGATGGCGGCGGCGCAGCGACGAGCTTCAGCCCCATTCCTGATGATTAGGTACTGCCCATTCACAGCAGATTTGTCTGCGCTTGCGGATACGGCGTCGCACTCCTTCGCACACGCCTCACGCTCCATCAACAGCCCCTCCGCAATCTGCGTTCCGAGGTGGTCCAGCAGGTCTTCGACGGTATCTCCATGCCCAGTGGCGTAGCCGCAGTTGCGCATCCAGTGGGCGAGTTTCTCGCGCTCTGCTGCGGCGACAAGGGCGGCGAAACGATACCGCGTGAAGTCCTCACCCGCCTTGATGGCGTCGTGCTGCGCTTGGAACCACATGGTGTCAAGTTCGGCGTTGGTCATGTCTTCCTCCTAATCCACCGCCACAGCGGCAACAGCGTCAATCCGTTGACGAAGCCGCGCAGGAAAGCGCGGAGTTTCATGCTTGCCCCTCCGCTTTGGCGATGGCGGCGCGGGCGTTATGCAAAGCCATACCGTATGCGTTTAAATCCTGCGCAGTGGTCAAGTCCTTCAACGACTCCAGCAGTTCCTGATTCACCGCGTGCAGGCGGCGCAGTTCGGCTGCGGCTTCGCGTTCAATCCAGCTACTGTCGTTGCCGTGGTCTATAAGATTAGCCAGCCGCAGGGCTTCGGGTTGGTCAGCCATTGTTCTTCTCCTTCCAACCCACTTCCATGTTTAGCCAACCGATGCCAATCCAAAAACCATGCAGATCGTCTCTACCAAACCCAAGTGCGGGCCACACCAAGCAGTGTGGTTGGTTTCTCTCAAAGTACATCATGTGTTCTTCTCCTTCAGCGCCTGTTCAATGGCGCGGGCAACGGCACGTCCGAAGTGCATTTTTTCTTGATCTACCGCCCACCGTATGGCAGCGTCGCGCTCCTCCTCACTCAACGATTGCCACTCGCGGCGCGAGCGCACTTTTCTGCGCTGTAGGCTTCGTTGCTCGCCCAGCCATGCAATCGACCCCTTGTCTACCCACGCCTCCGCGTCCTGCTCCTGCTCCTGCTGCGCCAGCGCGGCGCGCTGCCACTCGCGGCGGGGTGGGCGTGCATATAGCGGCTCGGTGTACGTTGCCGCGCGGTCTTTGCCCCCGAGACCGTAATCGGTCTCCCACGCGGCCCTGCGTGCAACGCTCACGATGTCGTCCGTCGCGGGGTCTCGCCACGCCACCGGCTCCTGCTCCTGCTGCGCCAGCGCGGCGCGGAGGGCATCAATGACTTGGTTCAGCCTCACATAGTCCGAATCGCTCATGAAGCGCGTGGCTTTGTCCATTGCCCCCAGCGCCTGCTCCAGCACTGCGCGGGGTACGGTGATGGTGGTCATGCTTCTTCCTTTCGTGGTGCTGCTGGCAGCGGCATCCAATGCGTCGGTTCGCCTTCGTGAATCGCAACCTCGGTGTAGTCATCCCAGTTGTCGATGCACTCATACCAGCCGGCTTCAAGACCGACACCATCGCCGTCTGTTTCCGCCGCCTGCTCGTCGGTGATCCATCGAGCTATCACCGTTCGAGGAAGGCTGTTACGGTTCAGGTAGAACATGATCACCTTTCTCCCTGTCTGGGGTGCTGTGGCAATCGGCTGCCAGGAGTCCTGCGCCAGTGCGACGCGGAGGGCGGTGATGGCCTTATTGCCTGCTTTTGGCAAACTTATGTAGTAATGCTCAATGTGCTCCAACGCCTCCAGCGCCTGCTCTAGCACTGCGCGGTCAACGGTGACGGCGTTCACTTGATCCCCCCCGCCATAGCCAAAATCACAGCCACTGCACAAGCCACCGCAGCCACTGCCGGCAGCCACGTATCCAGCGCCGACTCCTCTGTCTGCGGCGGCTCCCAGTACGCTCGCGCGGGGCAGGCTCGGCCCTGTTCGCACTGCCCGTGGCAGCAGCGCTGCATCGGCTCAACGTCGGGGTCAAGCGCTTGGCGAATTTCCGTCTCGGTGTTCATACGCGTTTCCTCATCTCGTACTCAACAACGTCTTCCAGTCGGTACACGATCCGCGCCCGGGTTCCTTCCCCGAGGCGAACGTGTGCCGGCCCCTTGCGCAAACGCCGCCACTCGGCCAGCGTGCGGGCAGTGATCCCCCAGCGCTTGGCCAGTTCAGCGGGCGTCAGGACCGCCGAGGTCATAGCGCACCATCCCCGGCTTCTGCGGCGGCGGGCGCCGGCACTGGCGGCGGCTCCGACTCGGCGCGGATCTGATTGGCGCGCGCCTGGGCCGCGGCGATGGCCTCCTTGCGGTCGTCTGCCGGCAGGCTGCGCATCATCGGCCGTACCAGTTCCAAGCCTTCCAGCGTGGCCGTCATGGCGATCTGCTCCAGCACGGCATCAATCGTGACAGTGGGGGCTGGCGGTGCGGGCGGTGCGATCTCGTCCACGGGGCCCATGTCGCGCATGCGGACGGGTTCGCGGGGCTCCATGTCGCCGGCTTCCTCGGGCGTGTAAGTACCGACCACGCAGCCCGGAAACACGGTGCGGATGCCCTCGGAGATGACGCGCGCGCGCAGCATCTGCCGCGGGTACTTGCGGTGCATCTCGTTGGTGATGCCGGCTCGCTTTGCGCGCTCGGCGGTCCAGTCAATGATGACGGTGCCGCCGGCCGGGTGCGAGAACTCGGCCTCGACCTTTGCGTCGCCTATCTCTAGCCACTTGACGCGACCGCCGGCGGCGAGGAACCGCGCCATCATGGCGTCGGCCTTCAGTGTGGGCCTGCCGTTAATGACGTGGTAATCGCGGGCAGCAATCGCCGGGTGCAAGCCCTCAGCCTGCGCGACGAGCATGAGTGCCAGAGCCTGGTCCGGGGTTTTCACCCCGAAAAGGCCCGAGCGCGCGACTGCAACCGCCATCTTTTCGACGTCGGCCACCGGCACAAGGGCCCCGCTCACAGCGGCCCCGCCTTCTGCGGCTGCGGACGCGGCGGCATTGCCTTCACGTCCTCGATCACGATGCCCTCGATACCGCACTGCATGAGCTCCTCCGGCGTCGGGATCCGGGCCTCAACCGTCTCGGGGCGGATGTGCCGGATGGCGGTGTTCTTGTGCGGCGCGCGGATCAGACGCTTCTGGTTGCCCACGGTCACCAAGAAAACGTGGGACTTGCTCTCCCGCTTCTTGCGGGGCTTCTTCTCGACTTCGCTCACTTTGCAATCCTCTCAGACGCGAGACGCTTCAGCGCCTCGACTTGGTTGCCGACCTGCTCCAGAAAAGAAGTGACCTCGGCCTGCAGGTCGGCGATGAAGCCGGGGTCACGGTTGATGCGCTGCACGTAGAGTTGAAGCTCTGGCGGCATGCGCGGGTCGAACGAGATGAAATCGCACCAGTCGCGGCCGGCAATCCACAACTGGCCCTGCACCTGCGCTAGGTGCTCTGCCGGCATGCCGCTGGTCAGCGTCTCAATGTGGTTGCGGGAATTGAACGGGCACTTGATCTCAATCAGCCCGTCCCAGTCCACCAGGCCGTCAGGGCTGCAGCCCGCCTGCAGCGTGTCGTGCTGGACAAACCCGACGTCCTCCACGATCACGCCGCGCAGGGACTGGTACGCGCGGCGGGCTTCGTCTTCCTGCTCGCGGCCCCACGACATGGCGGCCGTGTCCAGTCGCTGTGCCGGCTCGCCTGTCAGGCGCTCGACCACCAAGTCCGCAGCATAGTCGTCGCGGACCGAGAGGTAGCCCTTGCCGTCTTTGCGCTTGGCGATGATGTCTTTGAACCTGCTGGCGGTGGCTTTGCCGGCGCGGGCGCGGAACCAGTCGGCGGTGCGTTGTTCGAGGTCGGCGGTCATGCAAACCTCCTGCGAAACTCTGCGGCTTGAGCGGCCCACGCTGCGCCCATCGCTGCGTCCAACGCTGCGTCCAACGCTGCGTCCCACGTTGCGTCCCTCGCTGTGGCCCCCGCTGCGGCCCTCGCTGCGTCCCACGCTGCGTCCCACGCTGGGTCCCTCGCTGCGTCCCACGCTGCGTCCCACGCTGCGTCCCTCGCTGCGTCCAACTCCTCGTCTGTTGCCTCGCCGTTAGCGTGCCGCTCGGCCACATCCAGTGCGGCCAACGAGCGCTGGTCCGTCATTAGGTGCTGGACTTGTCTAGCGCACCAGACTGCGTACAGACGCGCCTCGCGGTCAATGCCTTCGCAGGTGCGCAGGCACCACAGGGCGGCGTCCAGACCGTTACTGTCAAGAATAGCGACCAGTGCCAGCGGCTCGTCGTCGGCTTGCGTCTTGCCGAGATGACGCAGGAGCTTGGTCCAGCCGTTAGCGCACGGGCGGTGGGCGCGGATTTTGTTAAGAGTGGTGTAAATGGTCATGCCATCACCCCATACGCCCGAAACGGCAGGTCAACGTACTCGCCGCAGATGTCCCGGACCACAACCAAGCGGATCGCCTGCAGCGCTGTGGGGGCAACGGCTTCGACCCACGGCCAATCGGGCGACGCCTCGTCGCTCAGGATGCGGGCTACCCAGTGGGCAGCCTCGTCCTCTAGCTCAGCGTAGTGCTCGACCGCGATCTTGTGCGTGTCCATCATCGGCCCGACCACGGCCCACGAGCCGTAGTCTTTCGGGCCGATCAGGGCCGTCAGGATGACCCACACTTCTCCGTCGGAAAGGTCTGCGGTGGGCTTACGCATGGGGGCGCTCCTCGTCAATGATGCTGATCTGCTCGGGCTTGCTGTCGTCAGCCGGGAACAGCGCGATCTTCGTCTCGCGGCCGTCAACGTCCGTCAGGATGATGTGCCGCCAGGTGTAGCCCTCAGCGCTGATGCGCCGGTCGGCGCGCACGCTGACGATCTGGTGCATGTGAATGGTGGTCGTGGCCATGTTCAGACCTCCCAGTCATACGGATCAGAATCGGGCTCGCTAGACGCGAACATCGCGGACGCGATCTGCTGCACCCGGTGCTCGTTGTGCGCCAAGAAGCGCGACTGCAGCTCGAACCGAGCCGCGTCAGCCTGCGCCCGCGTGCCGGCGAACAGGCATGCCAGCAGGACGTCGGCGTGAGCCGAAGCCATGTCCTCCTCGCGGACGTTCACGACATCGAACGCCGCACCCTCGCGGGCAGTCGAGACAATT